CTTAAGAGGCCCATCCTTCCAGTGTCAATTACACCAGCAGGCGACCCATCATTGGTGCCGATGTCGAGTAACTTGGCTCTCTCTTTAAGAAGGGGTTCCAGATTGGAGCGATAGAGCTCAAGCTGCTGCAGACTGTAATCAAGAGTGGCTTCAGCTCTCTTGGGATCGACATCATCAAGGCCTAAAAGTGTCATCAACTGAGGCCGCCGCATTTCTAGGATGTACTCAAGAGGGATGCCACTGGCAAGCAAATCAAAGACACTTGTGGACGACTTAATGTCTGCAATGTCCTTGATGAACCGTGCTCTAGGAGTTCTAAAGATTAAACAAGCACCATTGTTAGTACGGCCCGTGCGACCAGCCCTTTGAGTCAAATCACTGGCACTCAATCTAAAGTAAGTCAGGCTAGCTTCTCCTAATGATTGCAGAACGGTGAAACCAATGTCTGATGTCATCACAAAGTCAACATCGGGCAAAGTAATGCCCACATCCGCAACACTAGTGGAGAAAATAACACATCCATTGGGCAAAACAGGCACTTGCTTTGTGCCAGAACTAAGTACAAAACTTTGCCTTGGACAAAGAGCGGACAAGTCTTGAGCCATAGCCAATGTGGTACAAAATACAAGCATCACAGAATTGGAAGGACGCTCATAAATGGTAGAGATAACTTCTGCCTTGTAAGAGCGATTAAATTCCGAAAGAGATGTGACAAGGTCATTTTGAACATCTGACGTGTGCACATTATACAAGCGAGCAGAAACCAATGGTATATCAACCACCCTGTCAAGGGGCAATTGAGAAAAATTTGGTGTAGCACTCACCCAAATAGATGGGCACCGATTCTTCAGTAATATGTCCTTGACTAGATCATACGCTGGTTCAGAAATGTGGCACTCATCAACTACAACAAGATTGCTGCCTCTCTCAGTTCTAAGCCAAGATGGGTGCAGTAATGCCTCCTGTGCTGTGACATACCAAACTTTACATTCTGCGTCAAGTTCCATTCCAGTAGTGCACCCACTGGCACCCATTGAGAGGGCAACATTAACGTAGGGCACAACAGTTTGAACGATAGAAGACCTAGGCTCAATAACGATGATCTTGTTATACTCATGCCCAACAAGTAAACTAAGGTGTTTAACGAAGGCTGTACTCTTACCAGAACCTGTTGGAGCACTGACTACGACAACTTTGCCCTCCTTCAAACTTTTGACATGCATGTTCACATCAGAATAATTTGGCGGAAGTGCACTCCAAAACTGGGCTTGAACAACGAATAAAAGCTGTTCAACAATCTTGTTCATGTCAGGTAGACGAACAAGACCAACCCACGATAACATGTCAGGTGTATGTACAAGACCCAAAAATGCTATCAGAACAAGTTCAAAAATTTGCAGGGAAAACCTTTTCGTTTCGTACTGCATCATGCCATTGATGGCAAATTGCACCTGGGCAACCTTTCTAACCGCAGACATAAACGGAAAGTCTGTGAACCGGAAGCTAAACATCCCCTTAACTGTGAGAAAGACCCAGTGTCTAAGCAGTAAAGTGGTGGAATTGGCATCACGGTCAACATAACAACACAAAGATGGGTCAAGAAACTCATACACTGTTTTGCGGAGTATATAATTGGTCTCAGCAACACCAGACGTGCCATTGGCCACACTTATCAATTGAACCGGCCAAGAGACGAGCTTATGAAGCTTGCTTTGGGCCGTAGCCATGTAGCCAAAGTTAAAAATGGCTGGATTAACAAAGTCCGGGAACAAAGCCAACGCACCAAGAAATGAATCTAAAGGTGTTATTGCCCCATAAGCAATGATAGAGGAATCAGCTTTATAAGTTTCTTCAACTTCATCAATCATATTTTCAGGAAACTTGGCATCAGGCTTATACCAATCGGCCACCACTTTGTCATATGAAGGAACGCTGATGCCCTTGGGATTTGATGGCGACTTAAGATGTGCCTTGAATGTGGCACTCCTGGTCACCAAAGTATGAAGAGTTTGATAAACATCTGGATGATGTGCAGTCAATGCCATATAACTGACTAACCTCTTTAAACGGTATAAAGAATCCATGGATTTGACCTTTGAGACCATCTTCCCAATCAGTCGTTCCCGATCATGCACGATGGCAAATTTAGGATAGGCCACACCAGCCTTCTTGAAATCTGCAACATCGGCTGGCGTTGGCAACCTAGCCCATTTTGAAAGAAATGGAAGGTTGGTCAATGGCCCCGATGCTTCAAGATTGTTGATGACTCCCCATCTGCGCATAACAGCCTGGATGGACCTGAAATTCCAAGAAGCAGGCTTATTGCCTGCCATGCTAAGAAGGTGATCATCTCCAAAGCATGAGAGCTCATTATAAAATTTAAATTCCTTAGCGGACAATCCTGTTAACTCTTTCCATGCAAGGAGGTAGAGAGTGACTAGCCCAATAGAATTGTCCATACTGGTTGAAGAATGACCAGTTGTCAACCCTGTACCTTTGGCATACACATCTCCAGTGGATGTGGTGTTGAGCAATTGACGAGAAACTTGTTCATAGTTTATGTCAATCAAAGTCGCAATTCTGTCCCTGTCTTTATGATGCTCAAAACCCTTCTTGCGCACTGCAGATATGAGCGACAAAACATTGCCACTGAGAGTTGAATCAAACTCACTCATATCACCCGCATAATGTATTTGACACCGTGAATGGTTAGAATAAACCTCATTCATCCAATAGCCATTTAATGGCATACCAACCTTGATGGGGGTGGTGACCCACCTAAAGTTGTGATTGGGTGAGTAATTCCAGACTGTTGACATGATGTATTGTCCAAGAGGGGACCCAACAACAGTTCTAACTTTATCTGCGAGAAACTTCTTCGCCGGCAATGCCTCATCCTTGACAGAGACATGTGCGACAGGTGCCAAAAGAGGCGCCAATTCAAAAGTACGCCTCCAAAGCTCCTTGAAATTCTTATAACCAATAGTCGAAATAAACTTCCATCGAGAATACTTTTTCTTTGGGTTTTTAGGGTCAACCATGAAGGATCCCAATGCATACTTTTTCTCCCACATCTTGATGATGTAATTCATGGGAGTTATGCGAGAGTTCCTGAAGATATCTCCAAGCAAGAACCAAACATCCTCAACATCAAGGTCTGGGTAGTTATAACGAGGGCTTTTGAAATACCGAGCTATCGATTCTTGCTCATTTGCATAAGTTCGATACTCTTCAGTTCTTCTCCATTCAACAGCTTTCACCCTCAAAGGGTCAAGATTGTGATCCACATACATCTTTCTGTTATGAATACCTTGTTGCCATGAAGTTCCCGTGACTAACCAAGAGGCATATTTTGAGGATGAAGCAAACCGAGAAGGATCATTGAGTTCCACATTAATGGGCCATCCAGCATCCTTCATAATATCCAAAGTTGCCTGAACATGATCAGCATCATAACTGTGGTTGCCACCTAATATATAGGATGGCAAACCCAAGTCACTCACAACTATGGCAAGCTTTGAAACAGTATTCCTCATAACTGAAACAAAGCCACTACTGTTAGCTTTGGGCCTGAAGCCCGACTTGGTCATGTACTTGCGTGAAACAAAATTCCATTCCACCATGATGTTGGCCAAATCAACTGCAACAGCAGTCAATTGCCAACTGACGAATTCAACAAACTCCGTGGAAAAGAGAGAGATAAACATAGCCAAACAATTAAACATGACTCCTAATGCAAATATAATGGTGCCAGGGTTAAGTGAAAATATGGCAACAACGAGAATAATATAATACCTCACAAGGGAAAAGACTTTCTTGATGGGCTTGAAGTACAACGCAATAAAGAAGTTCACGCTCCACAGCACAATAAGAAGCCAAATCTTTGGACCTGGCAATAATTGGTCATGAAGGGTGACTATGAATCTGGACCAAACCATGCTGGTCAGCTCAAAGTAATTGGCAAAAGAGCCGTCTGGGACGAAGCACATCAAAATTTTTGATTGAAATTGGCCCAGCAATCTGTCGTCACCTAAATCGAACAGGGCTGCACACCATGTGACAGGAGACACACCTAGATTGTGCCATGTGGCATTAGTG